TCAAGCTTGCCGGCGGATCTCGCGGTGGATGCGAAGCTCTTCTCGGAATCTTCCAAGCTCATCCGCCAGGTGATCGTTCTGGCGGGTCATCTCTTCGCCGACGAAAATCATCCTGTTCATTGCTGCCGTGTGGGCCTCAAGCGCCGCCGTGGCCTTGTTGAGCGCCGTCGGATCGACGATCACCGCCGCCACCTGGGCGGACGCTGCCGACGACGCCGGCGCGTGCTGCTGCCCCTGCCAGAGGCCGAAATACCGTACCCCGAATATGACTGCCAGAACGGCGCCGAAGGTGACCAGCGCCGGCATTGGGAGATTACCTAGTTGTTCCATTCCTGATCTCTCCCTCGTCGTGTGCCGCACGGTGAATGTTGACCAGCTCGCCAACCGCAAACAGCGGGTAGATGGCGAGCCATGTCGAGACGACATCCGAGGAAGTAAATCCGTATGTGATGCCTGCCCAGATAAAGCAGCCGACGCCGGCTGATATCTGCCTGATTTGCGGTGTGACCTTTTTTCTTGCCCCGTTGATGATCAGCCCCACGATCCGCAGGACACCCACAAAGAACATGATCCACCCAAGACGCTGCTCGGAGTGGAAGAGGTCCCGGAACGACGACCATGCCGGCTGATTGAACGTTTCAGTGGGCAGAAGCAGGATGCATCCGAACAGGATCATATGGCCGGCCATGAACCATTCCATCATGCGCGGGCCGAAGCGGTGTTGGATGCGGATCCAGATGCCCGGCCCCATGTAGCCGTCGCTCATTTGCGGCACCCGGGATCTTTCCGGCATTGCTGGTTATTGGAGGAGATGGCGGGGCCGGCCAAAGGGTCTTGAGAGGCTGCGAGGGCTGTCGCAGGCGTCGAAAACCGCACGAATTGGTATCCGCTACCGTTCGTCGCAGGAACTGATTGGCAACTTGCTATCCCGCATGAAAGCGAGACAGCGATCGCGATCCGAAAGATTGCGGAAATTCGCATTGTTTTTCTCCAGGTTCTGAACACGATCGAGGGCCTCTTTTGCTGATTGAGCCGCGAGCACCTGTCTCTCGTTCGTCGCCCCCATCCAGCGCGCGGGGTAGTACATCGCCGCCGCACCGACTGCGAAGCAGAGCACGGCTATGACGGGCAGCTTGATCACGTCAGGGATGAGCTTTGAAATCAGGTCCATCACCGGCGCTCCCCTGCCTGAAATGCCTCGATGCCCTTCAACTCGCCGCGGCGGGCGATCATCATGATCGCGACGAGGACCAGGGCGCCGCAGCCGAGCCATGCCCACGAAGGAATGTCGCTGAACATCTCCTTCCACGGGCTGATGAAGGACCTAACACCTTCGGCCTTGCTGGCGAGATCGGTTACCGAGCCGGTCGCCAAGGTCCCGGCCAAAGTCCCGGCCCCGACCTTCGTTAGGAAGTTGGACTGCACCTCGGGAACAGCCTGGCGCACAGCGGCCGGTTCGGCATCGTTCCGCGGCAGGCTACGCGGGCTGGCGCCGTCGAGCGCCTGCAACAAGGCGTCGTCGATGACGTCGGAGACCGGGAGATCGTTTTCGTTGCGGAATGCGAGGATAGCCGTTTTCGTCAGCTTGCCCATCTTACCATCGGGATTGCCCACTTCGGTATAGCCGAGCTCCTTCAGTCGCTCCTGTACGACGCGCACCGTCGTGCGATCGGTTTTGCCGGACGCCGTGTCGACATTGGTCGAAGCCTTGTTAGCGCCAGCGCTGAACGGGGTGTCCCTGACCTTCGCCCACTTCGCATAGGCGGCTGCCATCTTCGTATCGTACTTGTTCTTGCGGTAGCCAGGACCGTTCCAGACCCGCGCGACGACCGCCCATGCATGCGCCTTCAGATCGTCGGCGATGCCCATGTGCTTGAGCAGGGAGACCGTCGCGGCGAGATGGTTCTCCTCATCCGCCATAAAAGCCAGCACCATAGCCTGGGGCGTCGCATAACCTGCCCCTTTGCAGTTCTCGCCAAGGATCTGTGTCAGGCCCCATGAGGTGGCCTTGATCGCCGCGGTCTCGTCGATCGCCATCGCCATGATGAGGCGCGGGTAGCTGTCCTTCGGGTAGGGCTTTTCGCCCCAGCTCGAATATGCCAGCCCCTGCTTGACCGCCTCGTCTCGCTTCTTGCCGGTGAGGTTGCGGTAAAAGACGTGCGGCTCGAACAGGATTTTCGGACGACCTTGGCCGTCGAAACCAGACCCGGCCGCCTCGACGTCCATGAAGGCGTGGATTTCGTCTTCTCCCACGCCGATCTCGGAACCGATGCGCGGAATGTCGATATCGTCCAGGCGCACGGCCGCGCCCTTGAAACCGTTAAACTCGGTCATGGGAGGTGATGTCCTTGTAGGTTAGGAGATATGAACGGGTGCGGGAGCGCCGTTCCCTTCAAAGAGAAGTTCTGCTACGGGATTGATATGCAAGCAAAACGCGAACGTGTGCATATTTCTGGTATCGACACAGCGAGGGCACTTGCGGCCCTATCGGTCGTATTTGCTCATTTACTGAGCCCGAGCATGCCCGGCGTAACGAAGTATGTCTTCACGGGTCACCCAGCAGTCATTGCTTTTTTTGTCATCTCGGGCTTCTGCATTCATTTCCCGTTCCGCGACGCTGAGCTTCCGGTCGCGACATTCCTGAAGAGGCGATATGTTCGGATCGGGGTGCCGGCGACAGTCGCCTTCGTCTGGGCTCAAGTGGCGGGCGTCCGGACCTACAACCCCATAGATGGCTATATCCTGTGGTCGGTGGTTTGCGAACTGATCTATTATTCGCTCTACCCGGTCATTCTGCCGATCTCGCGGAAGATAGGATGGTCCACCATGATCCTCGTCTCCGCTCTTGCCTCCTACGTCATCGTGCTTGCCCTGGGCTCTGATGAATACGGGAGTGCGCACATCTACGGAGCCGGACTAAATTGGCTCGTATCGCTCCCCGCGTGGCTAATTGGCTGCTTTATAGCGCAGCACTACCGCAGCGACCTTTCTCTGGGCAACGTCTGGTTTTGGCGAATTGCCACAGCCGTTACCGCTTCATGTCTAAGCTGGGCGACGATCAACACTCCGGTCGGCTTCTACTTGACCATGACGCCATTCGCGGTTTTGGCAGGCGGATGGATGTTGGCTGAAGCATCCAGCGCCGCGCGCGGTCACGCCATAGTGGCGATGGAGAAGATCGGGAAGGCCTGCTTTTCGATCTACCTAATACATGCGATCGTCGCATTCGAACTGGAACACCGCGGTCTTCGCGATCCTGTTCTCATCACGGGCCTGACGCTTTTGGCAATCTATCCCTTCTACCGCTACATCGAAAAGCCAGCGCACAACTTGTCCCGTAGTCTGGGCAAGAGCGGGCTAGTTTCCGCTAGAGGCGCTTGAAGGCGGCCTCAGTTATCTGTAACCGCCCTCGCTCGGTCCACGATATTCATCCTATAACTAGCTGTCGCCGCGCTACGGCGCAGGCCAAAAGATCGCATTGGCAGCAGCTTCGGCGTCGTCAACGGTCTCGGCCGCGTCAATCGCCGCCTTCGTGCCGAGACGGGCAGCTTCAATCGCGCCGCCGATCACCTGCCATTGCTGAAAGGACGCGATGATGACATTCGCCACGTCTGCGATCGTCGCACCCGTGATGCCGATTTCTGCGGTAAGCAGGGGATAATCTGCGGCATCCGGCTGATCCTCTTCGAGATACTCCCGCGCTTCGTCCGCTTTCTGTTGATAGGTCATCGCCTGACCTGCGCCGGCCGTAATATATTTCAGGCGCTCGATCTCCGCATCTGCGTCGACGATCGCCTTCAGTCTGACTTTGACCTGGTCAAGCGCCGGCCCAGGTGCGGGCGTGTAAGGTGATTGCGTTGTTTCGCCGGTCAGAATGTCGATTGTCGTTAAAATTGCCATCTCACCCTCACTGATAAACCAGAATGCCGGAACCCGCATCGAAGGTCTCAACCCCATTGCCGCTCTTGAGGCGAATTTTGTCGAGAACGCCCGCAAGCGTTTTCGACCCGCCCATAATAAGAGCCACAGGCGAGTCAGTTCGAGCGATAATTGCGGTCGCAGCCCAAAGGTTGGTTGCGGCGTTGATCAGCTCGAGGGTGATGACACCCTGATAATCGCCGGATGCCGCGCTGGATCCGCCAGTGAGCAGGAACTCCGTCGTGCTACCGCCCCCGTTCGCGGTAGAGCATTTGTAGCCGGTCGTCTCGACGCCTGATGCCGTCCCGAGCTGCATACTAATACCCGTGGAGCCACTGCTAGACATATTCGCAACCGGGATTTCGATCCGTTTTACACCTGCAGGGATCCCCGTTAGATCGAACGCGGATCCGGTCAAGGTGAAGACCGATCCGTACTTGAGCCCGAACTGGTCAAACACAAGATCCCGGTCCGGAAACGTCCAGGTCCGATCGACCGATGGCGCGCCGTTTACAATGATGCGCTTACCGCTGAACATGAGGCCGAACGTTGAGCCGTCGAAGCGCGCATTCGTAATGGTGCGGGCGGTCTTGAATATGCTGGAGATCAGGTTCGCCAGCGTAGCCTTCTTCAGAGCCCAAGCGGCCGCGCTGTCGGCAAGACCAAATTCGTCCGCATCGTCGATCGCCGCCTTTGCAGTGGCGGCATGAAACGCTGCGGCAATGCCGCCGGTGACCACTGCCGCAGCCTTCTGCGCCCAATGGAAGGCGGAGTACAGACCGCCGACGACGGCTACATCTTCCGGGTTGTTGGCCCATTTTTGAGCGAGAGTAGCGCTGGCGTCGGCATTCGTCGCGGAAGTGCCGGCAGCATTCTTCGAGACAAGCGCCGCCGCTGCTGCAGCCTCGGCGGCCGCGACAACTGCGGTTGATACCTGGTCGGTTACGCTCCGGAAGGTGGACCCGGATATCGTACCTAGCAATCGCATTCCGGCAAGCAAGCCACCTTCCGCCACGTTGTTGCCGCTGTTGGTCTTAATGGTCAGTGCGGCGCCGCCGTTGAACGACACGGTGACGGGGGACCCCGCGCTCGTCTCGTATATATTCAGGACGATCAGCGACGACTCGCTGACGGGGACCGCAGTCGTCGCCTGAATGGCATTGGGCGTTCCTACCCCTGCATCCGTCGCCACGACGAAGGAATAAGGCAGGTCCGCGAGCCTCGTCCATGCTCCAGAACCGGACCCGCCGGATTTCTGGTAGATGCCGTTATAGGCGGCCGTCGCGTCGTCGACGACCCAAGCCATCGTGTTGGCGGCATGGGCAAGATCGGCGTAGAGGGCGGCGCGGGTCGCATAGACCGATCCGCTGTTCGAGCCGATCGCGGTCAGAAACGATTCCAGCCAGGTTCCCCATGCGCGGATCCTCGCCTTGTCAGGCTGCGAGGGCGAGCCGGCCGGGCCATCCGCCCAGACGATGTTTGCATTCTCTGCCATGGTGGCTCCTGTTATGTGACGGTAAAGCTGCCGGTCGCGGTCGGCGTGCCTTCGACGCCGGACCCATTGATTGGAACGACCCAGCCGTAACGGACGCCGGCGGTGAGAGCTTTGGCGATCGAGTTGACCGAGCTCGGAGCGCCGTATTTCGGAGGGCCGATATAGGCGGCAGTTCCGAACGTGTTGACGGTGTTCCAGTAGATCTTCGCGCCGGCATAGTTGGCGCTGTTCGGCGCGGTCCAGTTGAACGTCGCCGTCCCGGATCCGGGCGTGACGCTGACGCCGGTGACGACGGCCGGCGGTGTCGGATCGGCCGTCGAGACGATGTCCTCGGTCGGCGAGAACGCCGAGTAGCCGCCACCCGCCCCAATGAATGCGACCCCGACCTGCAGCGTCGTGTCGACGGGCACCGTGCCGGTGTTGAGGTTGATGAAGCCGGAGACGGCCACGGCGTCCGGATAGGATTGCTCCACCCACGCGCCCGGTATGCCGCCGCCGATATCCGCGACACGGTAGCGTACGACCGGCGTCAGGCTGGCATCGGCCGGGTTGATAATCACGACCCGGATGTAGACCGTGCCCGCGTTCGATTGCGCCTGCAGGAGGTTGATCACAGGAGTCGGGATCGCGGCCGGCGTCGGCGCCAAGGGAACCGGCGGCGCATGGCCCTCGTCGACCTCCGGAACCCACACATCGATGTCGTCGGGGCTCTTGACGATATCCATCGTGAAGCCACCGCGCGTGAGGGCCAGGACCGACCGGCGGTTTTCGACGATCTTGCCCGTGAGCCGTGGCAACTGGTTCGGGGCTTCGATCCGCACCCACCTCGAATAGGCGACATTGATGCCGGAAAGCCGGATATCGATACTGCCCTTCACCTTTTCCCGCAGCCGGAGCCAATCACGTTTGCCGAGGCGACGCGCCTGCCGCCACTGATGGACCCACTGGTAATTCGCCTCCTCGGAAAGGATGCGGCCGGCTTCCACCTGCGCATCCGTATCTTCGAAATAGTCCGTGTCGGTCGTGGTGTAGTCGGTATCCGGGTAGGTGAACTTCGGCACGAGGCGGTTCACCTCGTCCTCGAAAAGCACGTCGTACTGGATGTGCCGACCGGTGATGTCCTCGTCGGTCAGCACGCCGCAGCGGCTTTCCCGGAACTTGCCGACAGTCAGGATCCTGGCACCGTCCCCACGCCCGACCAGATGCCCGTCGCAGGAAGCAAGTATCGCGTTCAGGCCGGACTTGGGCGCGTTTTCGGTCGTGTCATGGCCGTTGCACTGGTACCGTTTCTCGAAGCCGCCTGAAGCGCGAGGAACGTTTTCGTCGCAGATATCCGCCTCTTCCTTCCACAGGTCGATCACAGGCAAGAGGGCGGAATGGTAGTCCAGCCGGTAGCCGAACTCATTGAAGCAGAGATGCCAGGCGCAGATGATCGCCGAATTCTGGGTCCATTCCCATGTCTCCGGATCGTCCGGGTCCTGGTCCGGATCGCGGAAGTCCCAGCAGAGCGCGAGGTCCGCTTCGGTCGAAAGCGACGGCGGCCCATAGGGAAACATGCTGTTCTGGTCTTTTTGCCGGGTCGCGGAGGCGACCATGCCCAATTGCGCCTGGCCATCGCCGCGATGGTTCGGCGTCCATATGCCCGTCGCATAGAAGCCGAACGGCGATTCCACGGGTAGCCCGAGCCTTAGCCCGATAAAGACGTTCTGGCCGTACCGTCCGCCGGGATGATAGACGGCGCTGTCACCCGACCGGAACACCTCGTCATCGTGCAGCCAGAAGCGGTTGAACGACTTGATCCGGTGACCGGCGATGGCCTGGACCGCATAGAGGTTCGGGCCGGCCGTCTCCCACAACATATACGCGCCGGCAAGCCGGGTTCTTCCGACGCCCCAGATCCGGTAGGGGATCGGCTGCGTCAACGGGATCTTGGCTGCTTCCGCCTTCGGCGGCTTCGGCGCCATGATCATCTGCAGGCCGATCGTCAGGGCCGTCGTCGCGATCGCGGACGCGAGGCCAACGCCGATCGACAGCGCAGCGCCTGACAAGCCAAGGCCGCCAGCGCCCAGGATCGCCGTAAAGATCGGCGTGAAGATCGGGTCGCGCCGGGCTTCGGGGATCTTCGTGCTCGAATAGAGCGCGAGCTCCCGTAGCCTGACCTCGATCTCCTCGCTTGACAGGTTCTCGAAGTGCCGTCGGATCATCACGCTGGAAATCTCCAGGCCACGAGCGTATTCAGCCGCTTCCCGACAAGGCCGGCCGGCCCCAGCGAGACCCAAAGCGGACCGAAACGCACCGCGCCGATCTCAGCGAAATCGCCCTCAACACCAGCCGGTGCGACCACGCAGCCGATATCGCCATCGACCGGATTCTGCACTCGGCTGAAGCCGAGCGGGACCAGATGCGACGTCATGAATGCGATATGGCCTCCGGCAGCCTCGACGATCGCATGTGCCTCTTCGGCTGTTCGATAGGTACCGCGCAGAGCCGAGGCAGGATCAACACCCGTCAGGGCAGCCGCCCAGGACGCGCAGAACGTGGTGCAGTCGTTATAGATCCTGCCCATCGGGTCGGACGGGTGCGCTTTGCCATCCCCGCCCCACATGAAGCGGTGCGGAAGCCGGATAAAATCTTGAATGTCCATGATCAGTAACCGAGACCCCATGCGGGCTGCACGCCGCGCCCCAGGCGGGCGGTGTCATCACAAAACTTGTCTGTCGCCGAGATCGCCTTCTGATGCGGCGACGACCAAAGCGAACGCGACGGGCGCGATCGGCTCGCCTCGCCGGCCATCACCGACAGGCTGAGCGTCAGGGTCGGCGCCTGGTCGGACCGCACCGGCGCCGACTGCTCAGTCAGGTGCGAGGCGATCCCCTGCCAGAGCGGAATGATCGAGCTCATCGGCTGGAAATAGTCGTCGAGCGTCGTCACCCCGATCGTTACGGCCTTGCCGCGCAGTGGCGGGATGCTGCCGATCATTTCCGCGCCGGTAACAGGATCGATACCCGAAAGGCTGAAGTCCACCGCGTCGGAAGCCCCGTTGAGCAGAACCTCCAGCGTTGGAAGGCCATTGAGGATGCCACCGCCGAGATAGATCGCTCCGGTCTCGTCGACACTGTCGAAATTTGCCGGCAGGTCTTCAGCACCGAACCAGACATGCAGCGGCGGATCCGTGGCGACATGCATGAAGATGCCGAGCGTATGGCTGCCGCGCATCTCTTCGATGACGTTGTCAGGAACCCATCCCATCACTTGCCCTCGGTAAAGCGGAGAGTGGGCCGGTACTCATAAAAACCCTCGATCTCGGTCGGCAGCGAGAAACCGACCGGGAATTTCATGACGCAGCGCGGCCGCGCAAATTCGGCGCGCATCCCGGCGGTCACCGCCTCCCGCAAGGGAATATCCAGTGCGAGGCGGTATTCCTGATATGGCGACGGCGTGCCGACGATGGTTTCGATGCCATCGTCATAACGCTCCAGGACATCCCAATAGCTGTAGGCGCGCCAGCCCTTGGTTTCGTGGTAGATCGAGAACCAGTCGTTATGCCGCAGCGGCCGGGAGGCGTTGTAGATGCGCAGACGAAGGATACCGGCGTATTGCCCCGCATCTTCCGTGACCTTGCCCCAGACGGTGGCCTGGCTGTATCCCGCCCCGTCCCCGAAATAGGATCCATCAGAATGCGGGATGCCCTCGACAGTCGGCGTCGGAACCCCGTCGATGATCGGGAACGGTCCGTACCAGTCGGTCAGCAAGGGCACGTTGACGAACCGGACGCCGCTGTTCAACCGGGCGCGCAGCCAGCCCATATATTCGAACTGTTCCGGCTCATGGATGAAGCAGTTTTCCATCGTGGCCGTGACGATCGGGCCGCCGGTCAGGTTGATGCTGATCCCGTCACCGAGACCGTTGCGACCACCGTCGACGCTACCGCCCGGCGTATCGAAGGTGACCTTGCCCGGCATCATGATCGCAGGGTTCAGCGTCGGAACGGACGAATATCGGGACAAGGTTCAGCCTTTGCGCTTGGTGTAGTTCGACTGGATTGCACCAAAGCCGCCGCGCTCCTGGTCGATCCGTTCCCGGCGAAGCTGATCGGCGCCGACCTGCCGCGAGATGTCCGGAGCCTCCTCGCGGACGATCGTCCGGGTGATCGTCTTGATGTTGCCATCGCCGTCGAAGGAATGGACGTGCTCGAAGCGCAGATTGGTGTTTGCAGCCGCAGGCGCTGCAGCCTGCCGGATGGGCGCGACGGTGGGCCGGTTGCCTCCGACACCGCCGTCAGCATAACCCTGAAGACCAAGGCGCATACCTTCGACCACACCGACGCCGCCGGCGCGCGCGACATCCGCCTGGCTCCAGACGACCTCGCCGCGATGCACGACGCCGGCCGGATCATTAACGCCGCCATGACCGGTGAAGCCGCCGCGATCGTAAAGCCCGATACCGCCCAGCGACCAGGCCTTGGCAAACTGCGGCGATGCGGACAGCGCCGAATTCAGCCCGCCGCCGCCAAAGAGGCCACCGAGCCACCCGAACAAGCCACCGCCGCCGCCACCCGAAGGCGCGGCCGGAGCGGCCGGGAACGCGCTGGCCGAGAGTGACTGGCCAAGCTTGCCGAGGCCACCGCCGAACGTGTCGACGTTCTTGGAGGCGCCTCCCAGCGCGTTGGTAAACTTGTTCACATATTCCGTGCCGCTCGTGCCCAGCATATCAGTGACATTTCCGCCCTTGCCGACAGATCCGGGACCGCCGAACCAGGCTTGCGCCGCGCCGGACGGGCCATACTTGTTCACGTAGCCGCCAAAACGGTGATCGAAGACCTTGTCCTGCAGCGAAGGATTGGCGAGGAAGTCGCTTGCAGAAAGGCGCTGTCCGAGAGCCGCTTCGGACCACGGTCCGATATTGTTGCCCATGACCTGATAGCGGCCATAAGCGCGGTCGCCGTTCTTCGTGATCGGGCCAAGGGCGCTATATCCGCCGCTTCCCGCACTTTCGATGGATGCGATGGCGTTACGAAAGCCGGACATATCGGAGACCGCGCCGACATCCGGCAGAGCCGCCCTTGTGACAGGCGTGACGGGTGCGCGGTTATCATTGGCGCCGCGACCGGAGAACAGCGCGCCGGCAACCGATCCCGCGGCCGAGAGGCCGGAGCCCTGGTTGCCGCCGCTCGCGGGAAACATGACGCTGGCGAGGCCACTGAAGACGCTATCCCAAAGGCGGTCAGCCTGCTTGCTCAACGCGTTGATGATCGAATTTCGCAGCGCCTCGCCAATACTGTCACCGGAAAGCAGGCCTTCCTTGAAGTCACTGAAGAAGCCCTTAACGTCCGAGCGCAGCTCCTTTACCCGTTCGAGCTGACGGACTTGGCCGGCGTAGTCGCCATTGAGGTCGACCGGCAGGCCAGCGCTCCTCTGGCTCGATGCGATCTGCTGGTCGATCGGCGACCGACCGAGCTGGTCGATATCGAATTTCACGTCCGCTTGCATGCGGGCGCGCGCCATCTGCTCGGTCAACTGACCATAGGCCGCCGCCTGGTCGCGGATCGCCGTCAACTGGTCAGGCGAAAGCTCAAGGTTCTGAGCATAGGCGGCATTCAGCTGCTCCTGCTCGAACCGCAGAGCTGCAGCCGCCGCACCGGTCAAACCGAGAAGATCCGCCTCCTGCTTAAGCTGGCGCAGTCTTTCGTCGCCGCTTTTGTTGATCTGGTCATAGGGATTGAAGGCGGGATCAAGTTCGCGAAGCGGGCGGCTCTGCGGAGTGGGACCACGTTCCGGAAGCTGGAATTCCTCCCCCTGGATCGGGCCGTCTGCGCTTCTCGGCACGCCATCATAGCTACCCGGGCTCGGATAGATCGAGGTGACGCCTTCCTTGCGGATATCGGCGGCCGTCTTGGCAACTTCGCGCAGGCGCGGAAGCAGTTCGTCATAGGCCTTGATCAGTCGGGCTATGACCGGGAGGCCGGTCTTTTCGTACGCCTCATTGAGGGCGTTCTGCACCGTGGTCAGGTTTTCAATCGTGGCCGTGCCATTCATGATCTTCGACTGAAGATCGGCAAAACTGCCCGTGACCTTCCGGAACAGAGGGTCTGCATCTTCGCCGAGACCCTGCAGAGCCCGACGCGCCGCAATGTATTGCGGGTTGATCCCGGAAAGAACGTCCTCGACCGGCTTGTATTGCTCTTTGGCAACAACATCGGCGGCTTTGAGACGGTTCGCCGCGTCGGCGGCCCGTTCCAGCTGGTCCGCATAGGCCTTCAGCATCGGGGTTGCGTCACCCCATTTGTTCGCGACCGAAGCGATCAGTTCCGCCTGAGCGCGCAGATCCGCGCTCATCTTGCCGGAGCCTTCCGACGACGTGCTGAAATACTGGATCAACGCCGCAACGCCCGCTGTCAGACCGATGGTCACGAGCGATACCGGGCTGATCAGCGACATGAAGGCTGTCGCCAAGCCTCTGACAGGACGCTCCATCGTCGAGACGACAGAGGCCAGCTGCGTGCCCTGCTGCAGGCCGATCATGAGCGGCGACATGCCCATGGCAGCCGTGACGGCAATGTCCTGGAACTGATAGCCGATGTTCGCGGCGTCCAGACCGCCACCGCGACGGTTGTCGTTCGCGCCCTGCATCCGCAGCGCGTTGTTCGCCTGGACCTGAGCATCCCGAACCCGGTTGATCTCCTCGATCTGCTGGCGTTTCAGCCGCATGATCGTGGCGGTCGCCTCCTGTTCGGTCGTGACGCCAAGCATGACGGCGCGATTGATCACAGCCAGGCTCTGCGTCATTTCACGTTCGGCGCGCAGCTGCGAATTGAAGACAGGATCGATCCGCCCCCGGAGACGATCGTATGCGTCGCCGACCTGGTCGATCGAGCGCGGCAACTGTCGTTCATAAACCTGCTGCTGGCGATCGAATGCGCTCTGCGCCTTCTGCATCGCCGCTTGCGCACGGTCGCCCATATGGTCGTACGCCTGACCCGCCAGACGCGCACCGGCGACAGCGCCGCTGGCATCAACGACGAGCTCGACAACTCTCTGTTCAGCGGCCATGAACTGCTTCCGTGGGCTCAAAGTCAGGGTGAGGAGCCGCCACCGTGATCACGATGACGGGGATTGCTTGACCGACATGAACGCGTCGTCGAGAGCCTCGATGATCTCGATCTCCCAAGGGACGAGCATCATGCGAGCATTGCGAACGAAGGCATCAATATCGGTCCACTCGATCGGTGTCCGTCCGGCGAACCCGCTTCCCTTGCGACGCCGGATACGGTTGTAGGCGCGCCAGAGATAGGCCAGTTCTTCCGGATACGGAGGCATCGCAAGATCAGCCTCCAGTTCCGCCAAGCGCTTCGGTTTCTTGGTCCGTTCGATCTGCGCCAACAGCGATTCACGGACCGTGATCCCGTGCTCGTCGGTTACCGCCAGGGCGAAGGCCCGCTCCGCAAAGGCGATCAGATCTTCGCGGAGGCCTTGGTAAAACGGCGCTCGTCGCCGAACGCATCGAGGATCTGTGCGTAGGCCCAGCCCATCTCCGGTTTGATCAGTAGCTCAGCCGCGCGCGAGGCGTCGTAGGTATCCGCCCCGATCTTGACCGGCGTCCACTCGACGATGCGGGCGACGACGCCTTCGACATTCTCGCGGCGGACATCATCGGGCGTCTGATCTTCAGCCTTGTATTTCTTCCCGTTTACCTGCGCCTGCTCCTGTCGCTTGGCACGATCGAGGGCTCGACGCGCGACGGCATCGCTGTAAGCAACGGATTTCGGATGCGAGGGACCGGCAAGGGTGACAATCCAGCCGGTTTGCTGGCCGGCGGTATTCAGAATGTGCAACTCGCTCGTGTCCGCCGGCAGAAAGGCGGAAATATCGATAGGTTCGTTCATGGCATTCGTCCTTTGTCGGAAGGGAACGGGCGAGCGCCGACACGCCCGCCCGCCATTGCGCGCAATTTTCATCGGCTCGTCGGCGCCGATCTCTTACTTCGCCCGCTCGACCGTCTTCTCGACAGCCTTTGCGGCCGCAGCTTCCGCCTTGCCGGCAAGAGCAGGGTCGGTGCCCTCCGGCATGTCGACATGGACGGTGGTCGCCGCCTTCCCGGTTTCGCTAACGGCGATCGTCGGCAGATCGTAGACGGTACGCGGCCAGACGACATGAAGGCCGGCGGCGCGGGCCTCGGCGATGGCGTCATGCAGTGCGGTCGCCGTCTCCCGCACCTTCTGTTCTGCAGCTTTCATCGATTTTTCCTTTCGGGTTTCGCTCGACTTAAAGTCGAAGCCATGATCCCATGCGCTTTCAACGGAGGGGATAATGACGGACAATGATCGATCAAAATGGGATTTCAGGTCGGAGAATGACCTTAAGGCCGATACGCTTTACGATTGGGGTGTAGCGACGATAGTGCATCACGTAGTCTTGCGAGTAGGCTACGCGAAGTCTCAGGCCGAACTAGATAAGGCCCGTCGTCAAAACCGTTCACCAAATCAGATACAAGTAATGATGAGCCCGAAGGCGGCGCGCGAGCTTGCTGATCAACTCCATCGGTATGCCACGGCATTGGAAGCGACAGTCCCTCCGAAGGATCGACAGAACTAGGTCTCGTCATGCCGCGTTGCTGACCTGCATCTTGACAGTGGTGAGATCGAACGCGCCACCACGGGTATCCTTGCCGACAAGCTCCGCAGGAACACCGATCGTGACGGTGCGAGCGCCGCCCGCCTTGGTCAGCGCCGACTTGGCAACACTCCCCAGCGTGAAGTTCGGCACGACGAGGGAGAAGAAATCGGCCGGCGACGTTTCGTTCTCGGACGCCAACAGATGCAGCGACAGCACAGTCTCGTCAGAAAGGTCGGCGAGAGCCTGCATGTCCTTCCGCAGCAGCGTCAGGTTCATGGACGCCTGCACCGTGCCGAGGAAGACATCCGGCGCCAGGCCGGTCGGATTGACGGTAGCAGGCGCCGCGGGCTGGAGATCCATCGTGAAATCGAAGCTGGTGAGATCGAGCTCGTCACCCGAACCGAGCCGCAGCACCGCTTCCGACGCGGCGAGCGAAACGTTGGTCGGGTCGGTCGGATTGGTGAAGTGCGGGGCGGCCGCAGCATCGACGACGTCAAGCTGGCCAGTACCGGTCCAGCCGTACTCGCATTCGAGAAGCCCATCGGCACTCATGCGCAGCATCAGGCGAGACCAGCGGCAATCCGTATAGACCTCCGACGCATCGAGGTCGTATTCATGCTCCTCGATCGTGAAGTATTTCCGGGCCAGGGCGCCCGCCGCACCATTGATGATGACGCGGCCAGGCCGGACGATCGAAAAGGTGGTGTCCGCCACGGCATTGACGACGAGGGTTTCTGCCACGGTGATGGTCAGGGCGGTAAGTCCGACGATCCGCAGGTTCTTACCGTTGTTGGCGGCATCCGGAAGTCCGGTGGCGCGGATGACGTCACCGACCCGCAAGCCCTTGGTGATCCAGCTTCCAGCGGCCGCGACGATGGTGTTGGCGCCGGTCGTGACGCTGGTCATGTCGGCTTGCGTGATGGCGAGATCCGCTGTCGACCAGGCGCTGCGCATCAGAGCTTCGAGGACGGGATCGGCGCGGCCGATCGCAACCTCGCTGGCATAGGTGCCGGCGGTGCGTCGCGAGCCGTGCCGGCCGCGCAGCTGCTGCGCGTCGTGCCGCACGATCTGCGACTGGATCGCCTGCTTGGTCAGCTGGCCGCCCTGGCCGCCGCTCGTCCACAGGAGCAGGCCGCCAGCACCGGACGCTTGCGCGCCCTTGGCGGACTGCTCCTTGATGGCGACATAGCCGTTCCAATTCTCAGAATAGCTCATCGCGAGCGCTCCTCAGTGTTATCCGCTCATGGCGGGTTGCTGTTGGTGGGTGCGGTTAACCGCGATGCCAGTAGGCGAACGGGCACGTCATCGTCGTGCCGAACCAGTTTCCATCGTCGGATCGGCTATTGCCGGCTGCTGGATAGGGATCTTCCGTCCGGACGTAGCAACCGGGCGTCTGGTCGTAGAACTTCTTGCGGCGGAAGATCTCGCCGATCGCCACCGCATATTCTTTTCCGAGTGCGGTCCTGGTGCCAACCGGCGTAAATACATGCACCTCGATCAGACCGTCATAACGATAGACGTGATTGCCGGGCCTCCCCTGGCCGATGATCGGAGCACTGAAGCACTCGATCTCAAGGTTGACCCAGGGCGCCAGGATCGTCGCGTCCGGATCTTCGGGCGTCGGCGAGGCGATGACCGGCGGCCATGGATCGGCGGGCGTCTCGTTCTGGTAGGTGATGCGCGTCGTCGTCCATCCGGCCTGCAGGCGAGCAAGAATGGCGGCTTCCGCGCCGGCATAATCGGCCATTATCGTTCCCTGATCACGAGCGTCGGAAACCGGTAGCTGTCACGGTCCGCGCCTTTCGTCGGCGCGCCGCGGGCTGATCGGTAGGTAAAACGGACGATCACCAGGTTGCCGAACCTATCCATGATCTTGCGAAGCGCCTGCTGGTAGACCTTGGACGTGCCCGAAACCCGCATCTTCATCTTGCCGACTTCGATTTTGCGGCTGTAGGGAAGCTGGTTCATGATCGAGATCTCGGAACCCGGCTTCCAGTGTTTCAGGTTCCGCTCGGCAATGCCGTCGACCATGATCGTATGCGACAGACGATATTCCCCGGAAAGAACCGGCGACAGATCGAACAGCGTCGCCATTGCGAATTCGACAACCTCATCGAGGCGGCGATACTGATAGATGATGATGCCGTCCGGCCTGGCACGATCTTCCGGCGCGCCGACGATGCCATCGACGATGCGGACGAAGGACTGCGGCGCGGGATCTGCGGCCATGATTTTCGCATGCTCGCGCTTGGCGGTCTGCACCAGCAGCGCCTTCGTGGCCTCGACAGTATCCTGCTTCAGGATGCGAACCGTTTCCGCGATTGCGGCCATCAGCCCTTCACCACCACATTGATGCGGACGATGACATCGTCCATCTTCAGGATTTCCGGCGAGCCGACGATTGCCCGCGGCTTGTCATCCACCACCACACTGCCTCCGGCGGCAGGCATGCCGAAGATGGCGAGATCCGTCGGAGAAACCGTCACCTTCTTGTCCGACTGCGTGATCGTCCCGACGATTTCGTCGGCTGTGATGCCGCGTACGAAAGCCTTCACGGCCACCTCTCCGGCGGCCGTGTTCCCCTTGCGAAGCTTGACTGTCTGCCCATGATCGGCGAGCTGCCGATCGAGCATGGATATTGCTTGGTCGGGACTCATAGCTGGTAGATCTTCAAACCCTCGACAAGCGCGTCAGCTGCCGAGTTGATCGCCATCGTGGCTTGCTCTGGGATGGAATATTCCGTCCTTCCGATGCCCTCTACCTCTTCAGAGCGAAGGAAAGCTGCTCCTCCTGAAATTCTCAGGAGAAAATTGGCTTTCATGGCGATTGCGGCCTTAATTTGCGCCGGGAGATCGCCAGTTTTAACGCCATCGTACCCAGCGCGATACCTAATCCGGACCAGATTGCACCGTGCAATGTCGGCGCTATCCAACCAGGACAGTTGACCATTCTTCAATTTATAACCGGCCTCGTCGATGACGGCCTCGTCGCCACTTTGGTCGATTGAAGTCACGCTCACGATTTCGATAATTGGCGGGCAAGGCAACCGAATGGGTCGGTTTCGCTGCTGAGGAACCGTAAGATCAAGTGTCTGAGGTCCAAAACAACGCCTCAGCTTTCCGTACGGCCCATCAAACTCCGCCGTTACGGCCGCAATAATTGCGATTGCGGTATTCTGATCACCTCCGTAACCGATAAGGTCCGAAGATGTCACAATGGGCGACGGCGGAGTTACGATGGTGATCATTGTTGGTCCATCAGCAGACTAGAGATAAAATCCGGGATCAGGACGCAATCTCGGTCGAAGCGGCCGATCGCAGCGCAACGATAACGTCAGCCTTGTTTCGGGCCGAAGAGATATCGACGTTGCGATCGGCGGCAAGAGCGTCGAGCTGTGCTCGGGTCATATCGTCGAGCCCGTCATCAGCAAGGAGATCCGCACCCTCCGGCTCGCTCGGTATCGGCTCGACGATCTTGGCTCCAGCCCAGACAACGTCCTTAGGATCGGAAGTGGCGACATCCTCGCCGACATATTCAGCCTTACCGCGCTGAACCCATCGATTGAGGAATGCCAGCGCGAAAGCGTTGTCAGCCCGCCCAACTCGAAGGACGTCACCCACATCATCGGCATCCAGGACGAAGCCCTGGGGGAATTTCGGCCCCTTGCCAGGCGCGCCGGTCTCATAGATCTGTTCGGAAGAAAAGCGAATGCGGGGCATGATCATGCCTCCATTTGGCGTGATGAAGCGATGGACGGCTATAGCCGCCCACGCCACATGTTCGCTGGTTGAGAATGGGTTTAGTCGGTGATGGCCGCGACGGTTGTCGCGAACTTCGAGCCGTACAGAGCGTAGAGAACGGTGATCGTGGTCGCCGTCGCATCGCCTGTACCAGCCCGGATGCAGTCGAAGCCGTTGTTGACGTCGAGATCTTCGGCCTTCACTTCCATCACATACATGGCGTTCTTGCTATTGACCGCCTGCGTGGTGAAGGTGTCGGACGTCACAGCGAATTCCGACAGCGCGTCGCCGGCGCCCGTATCGACGTTCCGATACGCCTTGCTGAAAGGAAGCGCCTTTTCACTGCCGCCGGCGACGGTGGTGGCCTGCTTCAGAGTGATTGCCGAACCGGTAACGGTGGTGGCATTTTTCACCAAGACGATGACTGCGCAGCGCTCGAAGTTCTTCAGCGAGACATAATCGGGCGTCGACGTGGAAGGAGTGACGCCAAGCAGGCCTTCGACGAACTTGACCTGCTCGGAGAGCATGGCATTGAGGTTCATTGTCGTGTTCCTTGAGATGCGCCCCGCGGGCGCCGTGGAGAGGAGGCGCCGGCTACCCGGCGCCACGTGCGCTTAGCGTGCGGCGAGCGCGACGTAGGGAGACTGGCTGTTCGCGCCGTCGCGCTGCGTGATCGCAGCGGGCCACCAGGGCTGACCGGCAACGCGCATCGTGAAGCGGAACGCGACCATGTCCTGGTCAAACCAGAGATGGATCGAGACGTCGGACTTCAGTCCATTGGCGTCGCGCCCATTGCCGGTCTTGGTGACCGACAGGTATTGCTTCAGGTCGACGAGCATGACGTCACCAAGGTCACCGACAGTCTCGGCAACCTGGTGCGGAATAACGGGACGGCCCCAGAGCGAGCCGTACATGTTCCCGGAAACGCCGCCGGGCGGTAGGTAAACAGGCTGGTTGGCAAGCGTCATCAGGGGAAGCTGCGCTTCAGCGTCCGGATGCATCAACCACACAGCGGTACGCCGGGACTGGACAGGAAGACGGCCCCACATCTTCGCCAGGTTGGCGACGACAATCGTGTCGGCCGTCTGGGCCGCTTCAGCCGCAACGGTGACCAAGGCCGGAGAATTCATGAAGCCGAGAGGCATTCCGACGCCCGTGCCGCGCACGATTGCATCGGAAACCTTGAAATCCATCTTCTCCGGGGCTTTGCGGTTGAGATAGGCACCCATCGCAGGAGCGTCTTCGAGAAGCTCTTCCGTAACCGGAATGAGGGTCGCCAAGGTATGCAGCTTCAGCGTCGTCTCGCCGAGGGTCGGCTTGCTCTGCGTCTTGGTGCCGCCTTCCGCCGTCCAGTAGGACTGGATACCGCCGGAGGTCTGCCACGGCGTGGTCGAGTCGGTTGGAAGCGTCAGGGTGTTCGAGCTCGACTGAAGTCGGTCAGTCATCGCCAGAAGGCTGTCCTCGTTGAAAACGGGGCTCAGGATCTCGGTCCGGAAGTCCGGTGGAACGGCAAAGCCACCGTCCGCGCCGGACCCCTCATTGCCATAGGTGCTGACCGCAGCATTGCGCAGGCGCGGATCGAGGTCGCCACCCGACCGCATGGACGCCATGCGTACAGAGTTCGCAAATTCGCCGAGGTGACGGAACCCAGAATTGCCGCCGGCAGTCGCGCGAGGCGCAGCCGGAACCCGCGGAGCGGGCGTGCGGGCCTGGTTGTTGATGCCGCGGACATTATCGGAAGGATTCTGTTCGTTGCCGACCGGGTCCGGATCCGTCTGCCGGGCGCGAGGCGCCGTCAGTAGGGCGTTCTGCTGAGCGACGCGCTCACGCAGATTGATCTGCGATTCGAGCGTTTCGAACTCGTTGGTCAGCCCTTCGACCTCATCGGTCTCCGCCTGCGTGAGGTCACGGCTCTCCGATTCCGCCCGGGCGAGGATTGCCTGTGAGGAGTTCATGAGCTCCATCTGGCGTTCCCGATGGGCTGCAATGGTTGGATCTTCCGCGTACAGGAAAAAGTTCGAGGGAATGTGGAGCGCCAGCAACGCAGCAACGCTCGCCGGCACAGTCAAGTGCTTGGTCATGGTAGTTCTCTCCGTGAAAGGGCTGCGACAGGCGAGCCATAGGGTGCCGGGCCGGCACGTATCCGAGGCGATCAATCGCCGGCGGAATTTAAGCCGCAGAAGCGCTGCGGGCGTGTTTGTTTTTCATGCGGGCGATACGTTGACGCATGAGATCGGCATTCGGGGTATCAGCCAGCGCGGCCGGCGGACGCTTGAAGCGATGTTTCGAAAGGTCGACGCGAGCGGCGATCCGCATGTTGTCGGAAACTTTATCGGCAAAACCGTTCGCTACGGCCTCATCACTAGTGAACCACGTCTCATCGTCCATCCACTTCTTGACCTTGTCGGCCGTATTGGACGTGCGAGCGACGTAGACGTCACGAAGGCTTGTCGTCGTCTTCTTCAGCAACGCAGCCATGGTCAGCATATCGCCCTCGTTGCCGATAGCCACTCCCCAGGCATTGTGGATCATGATGAATCCGGCTTCGCTGATGTTGATTTCGGTCGCGGCCATGGCGATGACGCTGGCGATCGACGCGGCCACCCCGTCAACATGGGCAATAATCTTGGCCGGGTGATCGATCAGGATTCGATAAATCGTCAGCCCCTGAAAAACGTCCCCACCATAGCTGTTGATGCGCAGGTGGATGGTATCCACCTTGCCGAGCGCCTTCAGATCATCCGCAAACTGTTTCGCCGTTACGCCGCCGAACCATGGGTCGCCAATGTCACCGTAGAGCAAGATTTCGGCTTCCGAATTCCCTTTCGCCTGCATGCTATAGCGATGTGGAATGTTTTCGCCCGGGGCCGCGGCGAAAACCAAATAATCAGTGTCGGAAAGGTTTTCCATTCAAGGCTCCATTGGGCTTTGGTGCGGGATCGACAGAGGTGTCGTCTACCGTAGAAGGTTCAGGTGGAGGCGCCGGATCTTGCAACGCACGACTGAGCGGCTGGACATTATTGGAGACGAACGGAATGTCGCCTTCCGGTCCAATGCCGTTCATGTCTTCGAGCGCCAGGATCTGGTTGATCGTCATGCCCATGCCGTGCATCCCCTGATAAAAGGCGATCCGACTTGCATTGTCACCGCGCATCAACGCTTGCAGCGCCATCTTGGTGTAGAAGTTCTGCCGGTTGGTCGCGCCGAACAGCTTGTAGTCCGCCTCTTCCTCCAGAAGCCGAACCCATGGAGTCACGCAGTCGACGACAACCTCGATCGATTGATGCTCAATGTTGGAGAACGTAGCCCGCAACAGGTGCATGACCTTGTGGGGCGGCACACCGAACCAGCGGCAAATTTCTTCGACCTGGTGCTGACGGGTCTCGATGAACTGACCGTCGTCTGGCGTCCCCGTGATTTTATTTGCCTTCATCCCGGCGTCGAGAATTGCTGTCCGGCGGCCGCGCGGCCCTTTGTAGAGCTGATCGACTTCCGCCTTCAGCATCTCCAGTGCTTCGGGGCTGAGGGTGTTCTCAGTCTCGATAATCATGGTCGGGTTCATGCCGTCCCCGAAGTACGAAGCACCAAAAACCTCGGTGGCCTGCGCCCAGCCGATGGATTGGGCCGCATATTCGATCACGTTGTAGCCCACCACGCCGTCACCGAAACCGCGCAGGTGAAACATGTCACGAGCTGCAACAACGGTATTTCCACCATTGTTCCAGACCTCGTATTCCAGTTCTCCATTTGCAGCCCGTCGCACGGCCACGCGATCCGGATGAATCGGCCAGAGCGCATAGGGCATCCCGCGGTTGTCCCACTGGATCTCTGCGTAGGCGTTCCCCCGTAACAGTGCGTTTCCGACCATGGCTTGTCGCCAGGCGAAAGAACCGTAGTCCGGACACGGACGCCTGGACAGAAGCCAATCAAGCGGATGGGTACCGGAGACGGTCGCGTTGCCGCTGGCGTCCTTGACCATCACGTGCCACGGAAGCTGAGAGACGGCGCGGGTAAGATATTGCACGCAAGCCCAGACAGTCGCGTTCTTGAGCGCCGTATCGGCGTCGACGTAGACGCCAGCGATGGTTCGCCCCGTGTGGACGATACGGGACGACGTCGGCTGATTTCCCCAACCGGTCACCCGGTTCCACATTCTACCAAGCCAGGTCACGCGTTCTCTCTCTGCCGGCGCGCCATCTCTTCGTAGACGGACACCTTCTTGCCGGCCGCTTCTGGGTTCTGAAACATGAGCATCGCCGCGTTGAAAAGTGCCATCAGCGGATCGATTTTCGCGGCGCCAGAAACTTCCTTGGTCACCACGTAGTTGCTCCCTTTGAGGGTTTGCTTCGCGTTTCCAACTGCCCAGGCCATTAGCGGCTGGTCACCGTGAAGAAACCGCTGATCTTCCAACTTCAAAGGCACAGATGAAATAGCAGTTTGGAGGCGCCAACCCTGAATGACGGCCTGAACAAGAGGATCGACCAGATCAAGATCACCCAGCGCGTCAACCAGGAGCGCAATGCCAGCAGAGTCGAGGCCTATACCACCCGTTTCGGGAAGCAAGCCGGCATCAAATACCTTACGGCAAATTTCCGCTGCTGAAGCAGCCTGCTCCTCACCGGTCTTCGAGATGACCAGATCGCCGTCCTCCGCGAACTGACGAAGCCGCGGCGCGATGCTCTTCCGTTGCTCGAATACGGAAGGCCTTGCCCATGCCCGCCCCCAACCAAGCCACCGCTTGGTGTGCTTTTCCCTGCCGATCACATAGAGAGCCGCCAAATCGTCGGCGCCTCCCCAGTCTCCACCGATCGTGCAGACTTCTGATCTCGCGAGCAGAGCGTCGAGACCGGACAGTCTGTCGTCGACACAGGAGGTCCAATGAAGCGCGCCTGACCATCCATCGCCACCAAGACCAACACCAATTTCAATGTTGAGGTGCTGACTGGTCCATATCTGCTCGGCCTCTTTGTTGACCCTTCCGTTGTTCTCGTAGTCTTCGAACAGGGCCTGAGGATCAATGGATCTCCCTATGTTCGGAAGGATCAGGTCCCAATTTTTCGGATTGCGCCAGAAGTCTTGATCGAGCTGCTTCTCGACAGGATATTCATAGAGCACCGGCAGCATGATTGGTAACCGGCCGCCTTTTCCGTCACGGATCTTGCGCGCTTTGTCCAGTTCGGTGCGCCAGATGCCTGCGGGCGGCTCATCCGATTGCGTCGTGATCATCAGCAATCGGCCGCGCTGCTTCGTGATGCCGCCGCCCCGAATCTGCTGCATGACGGCGGCAGCTTTAGCCTTCTTCCCCAACTCATGAACTTCGTCGATTATCGTGAGGATCGGGATTTCGCCGGTTACGATCGAAGTATCGAACGTCTTCACGTCCAGACAGGTGCCGGTCTTGTACCGAGTGATTGTCTTCGTGTGATCCTGAACCTTAAAAATAACCTCGAGCTTTGGGTCGAGACGGATCATGCCTTGCGCTTGATCGAAGCACCGCTCGGAAATGTTCTGGCTGGGTCCGACCAGTAGCATTTGGCGGTTAGGCACCTCGATCATATACAACGCTGTCAGCGCCAGGCCGGCCACGTATGTCGTCTTCGAGTTTTTCTTAGGGACCATGCACAGCAGTTCCCAGACAGTCGGAAGGAGAGTTTCCGGGTCTTCGCTCGCCAAAAAAACAGCCAGCATGTCTCGGAACCAATCCCCGCAGGCTTCCGCCAACGGCGGATTGCCTGGAACATCCGGAAGGCGAAGACGGTTGAAGAACGCGATCGCCTTGCCTGCCTTCACCTTGTCGTATGGAACGTCCGCCATCGGCGGACGGCCGGCAAGCAGCCTTTCCCACCAATCCGGGCAGGCAAACCGAGGAAGCTCCTCGTTAATGTCGGGCATTCTGAGATGCTTCCTGCTCCAGTTCCGCCATCAGATCCGCGTCAGCATCTCTTGCCCGGATCTCGTCGAGCTGCTTCTTTCCGAGCCGATCTGACGGTGCGGCATCCACCTCCCGCGTGGGCGATGCAGAAAGCTCCCGCTCGACTTCCATGCGATCGTTGCGATCCATAAGCTTTCCGAATTCCCGCATAGCGCCGACATTCCCGGTCTTGGCGATCTCCCAGGCAAGCTCCAGACGAGCGCCCTCAAGACGATCGCGTGCCAAGTCACGCTGACGCAGCTGCTGAAAATAATTCTTCCGCAAAGTCGGCTGCGTAATGCCGATCGCGTTGGCGATACGGGAAATGCTCCAGCCCATCGCCAGTAACAGCATGACTTTGTTGCGGTTTTTCTCGGTCGCCACATGCGGCGGACGCCCTCGCTTACCCCACCCCTCCGGAATGGGGTCGCCAAGCAGGTCGAAATTCGTGTTCACGAGAAAAAAATCTCCGAATGAGAGGGGTGCGGGTCTAGGGGTCGGGGGCCTTCCAGACTTTCGACCCGCCCCCCCCTATGAGGGGTCGAGCCTTCGGCCGGTCACCATCGAGCCTGCGCTCGCTCTTCCCTCTGCTTCAGCCTGTCGTGGCATGGCTTGCAAAGGCACTGCAGGTTTTGCTCATCCCAGAACAAGGCCTCGTCGCCATGGTGCGGCTTCTTGTGGTCGGCGACGAGCTGCGATGTGTTCGGCTCAATCTTGCCGCATCCGGCCATTTGGCAGATGAAGAGGTCACGAACCAGAATGGACATACGCAGCTTCTGCCAGCGCGCCGTCTTGTACCACTTGCGATGCTCAAGGTTCTGGTCGCGCTCGCGGTGACGCTCCCGCTCATCATTAGGGAGTCGACCGATACGAGGTGCGAGAGTGGATAGCTTCGGCTTCAGTGTGGTGAGACGAGGCGCCATACTCTAGACATGACAAAGGCGACCTCTCGGTCGCCTCATCATCTGCTCATAGCGGTAGCACTTGCCTTGAGTCGGCGCCTCCGTTTCGAGGCCGTCAAAGCTGGGGTAGGAGGCCCTGTTCCGTGACACCTTTCGGCGTCGTCTGGCCCGATCAAGTCGGGCGATGATGACGGTGAGACACTCCTACGTGTCCAATGCTGATACGACTCTCACACCTTCTTCAGGAACGCAAGAGGGATGCTGGCAAGGTCGAAGGACCGTCCCTGGACATCGATGCGTACGCTGGCCTTGGCTTCCCGGCACCACTTCACCGAGGTGACGACACACATGAACCCGGCGAACGGACCCATGACAATATCGGCCCTGTCACCATCCTTCATCGTCTTGTCGACAGCCACCCGCGGCGCCTCGGTATTTTCGCAAAACCGTCTGAAAACATCGACATCCGCGTCCCGAATCACATGATAGGAACCGCTCTTGCTGCCAACGATATCGACGACATGATCATGGCTTTTCAGCCCCAGGAAGGCCGCTGCAGATGGCACGATGCGCACCAGCATGTAGCCCGGAAAGCAAGGAACATTGCGTTCGACCTTGCGCCCACGACGCACTTCGACCAGCAATTCACGCGGCATAAACGCCTCGATACGCGAAAGCCGCAAGGCATTTTCCACAGACGTTTCGCAATCTTTCTTGACCTGCAGGCAGTACCAGCGCGCCTCCCAGAGCTTTTCATAGACGCGATCGACGCATGCGGCGTGCCGATTCGTTGCCTCTTCACCCATCTCCCGCACATCCCTCGCGATCTTCTCCATGCCCCGCGTCACGTCCACTTCATTGCCTTCGTGCATCATCGTGATCCTACGCTGCATCAACATCGCCCTTGCCCTCGTTCAACCGTGCCTGAAATTCCGCCATCGCGTCTTCCGGCTCGCCCGCCGGGAAGAAGAACCACTCGTGATCGCCATCCGGGAACCACGGCCATCCCATGCGTTCGTGCAGCCCTTGCCAACGCAGGTATCGCTCGTCACCACGGCGCATTCGCTCGAAGCTTTCTGATAGAGAGACCAGCTTCGGAGGAACGGATACGGCCTTTCCGTCCGTCACCATGGCCGAGGCTTTGGGCCACCCGTATTTCGCCGTGCGCTCCCGCTCCAGCTTTCGAGCTTCTTCGGCATCACGCATCTGGTTTCGCTGAAAGTGCGTCAGCGCCGGCCATCCCGTCGTCGACATGGGCTTGGAGAGCTCGGCGAGGAACAGCGCCGTCCACGGCCGGCTGAATGCCTTGTGCATGGTCGGCGGCGCGATCTCGTCTTTCGGGTCTTCAAGCCGACGCCAGGCGCGATCGGCGAGGTAGACGGCCGCGAATGTGAACTTGGCGGTCTTGGTCGCCCTCACTGCTGCGATGAACGCTGGCGTGCGTTCGATGCATGCGGCCCGATCTTCAGGCGAAAGGGCATGGAAGGCGCGACGGGCTGCCTCTTCGCTGCTCGAAAGATATGTTGGCCAGGTCGGGTACCAGGCCTTGAACTTGCGCTCTATTTTTTTCGGATCTTCATCCGAGCCAGCGCATGCGCCCTCTCTCTCGGTTAATATTACCGGTTCTATTACAGGTTTCTCTTTAGAGGACTCCAGTGTCCGGTTCAAACTGTCAGAAATGTCCGGTTCAAACTGCTCGATTTGTCCGGTTGAAGCCGAATTTGAACCGGGCAAATTGTCCGGTTGATCTTCTGTCGGCGCGGCACGGAACCCATCTTCGAAGGCAAGGGCATACCGGTTGTTTTTGCGATACTTCCCGTCGCGCTGCTCAGTCCAATTTATGAGGCTCTTTCCTCGCAGATTAGCCAGCAGCCGGCGCACCGTCCGCTCGTCAATCTCGCAGGCTTCAGCAAGGTAATCTTGGGAAGGGAAGCATCCCTCGACAGGATTATGGCAGTCAGCGAGATGCCACAGCACCCGCGCTTCCGCACAAGTGATGCCGCGCACCGTGACGGCCCACATGGTCGCTTTGTGGCTCATCCGCGCCCCTCATCGTCCGTCGTCACGCCATCCGCGACGCGCCAAAGACGCCCGTTCGCAGCGGAAAAGCTCATGATGTGAAGAAGATTCCCGTCCTCGCGCCGGTCCTCGCGCAGGATGGAAAGAATGGTGTCGAGGTAGCCGAGCCCCTCGCGAAAACCCGCCATCTGAAGCCAGCGGCGGATGAATGCCTCGTCGGAAATCATCGTCGAAAACGGGCAGGCCAGCAGCCAGGCCGCCATTTCGCGATGGCCGGTACAGTCGGCGATATCAGGGCGAAGCAGGCGGTATTTCACCGGCCGATCTCCCGTTCGATGCGCTTGGACAACAGGCGCAGCTCGTCAAGCTTCGGCACCATATCCTCCCATGCCTTCCGGCAGTCGGAGGCGGCGACATCCGCCCGCTTGGCTAGATCGCAGACCGTCGACGCCTGCGCGGCAAGAGCCGCCTGCTTTTCCAGATATTCGTCAAACAGCGGGTTCGAGCCTGCCGGCCCGAAGAATTCCTCGCGCAGTTTTAAGACCCAATCGCGCGGTACGCCGAGATCCTTGGCGACCGCGTTATCCGTCCAGGGCGCCTTGTAGGCATCCTTGCCATATACCTCGTCGAGCTTTTCCATGATGATGCGACGGTCCTCACGCGTGCATTCACGCGGCGGCTCCGCCACGGGCCTGGTGGCCTTGACGGTCTGGTCCATGCTCTTTTCCTTCCGGGGTTTGCGGCGCTTGGCGCAGGCTGGGCAGAGATCCTTTCGCGGCGAGCTGCCGACGATCCAGTTCATGCCGCGAAAATGCTCGGTAATGGCAGGCGGCGGCCTGGGTACGCCGCCCCGTTTCTGCGGGTAAAAACCCACTGCCGGGCAACCCGAGCAGTCTATGCGATAGGCTACCGCCGAGATGCCGCCCGACGAGATTCGCTCTTCTGGGAACGTTCTGAAGATCATAACGGCAGCCTTTCCTGCCGTTCGGCCCGGAGCGCCTCGATCTGAGCTATCCGGCCTTTCTCGCGCTCAGCCCATTCCTCGTCGCCGCGTTCGACCGCCACAGCCAACCGCAGACGCGCGGAATGAAGTACAGGTCCGAACCTGTCGGTCTCGATCGCACCTGCCCTCACCGCAAGCGCCCGCTTCGACTTGGCTATGTCGAAATGTACCCAGCTCGCGTTGCGGTGCTTTCCGAAGGAAAGCGTTGGATGCCCCTGAATCCACTTCCGCTGCACGCCGATCCGATCGGCCATTGCAAGCAGTTCTTGCTCGGTGTCGGCCCACATGTGGCACATCACCATGTTTCCGAATGCCGCCGCCATATCGTCGACATAAACGCTCATGCCGCTCCACCCCTCTGCCAGGTGTAGTAATCGGCGCGCAGATGGAAGAAGCGCTTGCGCGCAGCCTCGTCGCTGTTCAGTTCCGCTTTCGAGGAAATGTTGAGCAGGCCCTTCATTCGGGTTTCGGCCGCGATGCGGGAGGTGATCACGCCGTCGATCCCTCGCGTTTCAAGGAAGCGCCAGAATGACGTCTTCTCGCAGAGCGATTTCGCGATAAAGCCGTAGTTCTCGGCACGTTTGCGGCCGATCAAACGGTCCAGCTCGGCCTGCAATTCCCGCACGCGCTGAACGGCGCGGCCGACGAACCCGAGGAAGAAGAATAGGTGGTCAAGCGCGCCGGCGATCAGATCCTGCTCGTCCGGCAAAGCTTCGTGGTGGATCGTGAGGATTTTGACCTCTTCCCCTGTCGCCCTCCGCGAAATCACATGGATGCCGTCCCGATCGGCCTCCATGTCCCAGACATCACCAGCCACGCGACCCGCAATGTCGCGCAGCTTGTTGAGCTTGAGCTTTTCCCTTTCCCGGTCGGCATGCGCAGTCGCATCGGTCATGCGTCCTCGCTTTCCGGCTGCCGCGCTTCGGCCTCGTCATCCACCACGGCCGCCAGGTCCGCCGGCACATAATCCTTCCAATCGACCCGCCGGATGGTCGTCGGCGTCGCATACGTTCCGTCCGGCTGCATCTCCCAGATGAACCACGCCGTGTTCATGCTGCTGTTGGCCTTGTTGCCCTCCCAGCCCTCGCGGTGCATCATCGGAAGCCGCCGTGAGAACCACCAGATCCGCGCGGGCGAGCATTCGTCGAGTGCGAAATTCCGGTCGTCGTCGTCGAACCCGCCGAAGAAGTTGACGTTTAACAGAAGGGCCATCTTGCGCGGGCGATGGACGCGCAGCGCATGCGCGACGAAAGCGTTCAACACCGTCCCGTAAGGCGGGTTGGTGACGATATCGAAATCTCCATCAACATCAGGCGGCGCCGACGTGAGAAAATCCTCGACCTTCTGGACCTCGCCGAACTGGTCGGCTGTACCGTAGTCAATGAGGTCGGCGAGGATGAGATCATCCCAACCCGCCGCCTCCAGATGCCGCACGATTGCGCCCTTGCCGCACGCGGGCTCGAATATCGTCGAGCAGAAGCTTTCCAGTCCCAGAAGCGTGAACATTGCTTCCGGACCGGTCTGGTAGAGATTGTCGCCGCGCTCTTCCTTGGTCGCCGTCTTGGTGCCGATCGAGGCGCGCAGGTTGGACCGGGAAGGTTCGAGGCCGGCCTGCAGCCGTGCGGCAATCGCCCGTTCGGCAATACCAGGCTCACGCCGGTCTGCTTCCAGCAGCTGTTTCGCGTAGTGCAGATCCTTTCGGGTCAGGCCAGCTTCTTCGGCCGTGAAAGCGTTCTCGTCCGGAACGCTTTTCGGGCGACCTTTCAACGTCTTGCCTTCCGCCTTTGCCTTCTCCCACTCCTCGGCAATCCGCATTTTCGTGCGGACTTCGATGCTCAGCGCGTCCGCCTGGATACGGTGGCAGGCCTCAAGGCTTTCCTTCAGCCTGAACCGGGCCGAGAATCGCCCGCCGGCCTTCGCCTGCTCATAAATGCCCTCAGCAAGTTCCCGCGCCGCCATCACGTCGCCATGGGCGAGCAAAGCCCGAGCTGCGCCCAGTTTTGCCTCCATCGCCGCGACGCCCGATCCGGCCGGTTCACCAGCGGACGCAACCGGCACGGCGACGCCACCGGCGATCTGGCTTTCCAGCCAGGCCAGCATCTGCCGCGCCTTTTCGGTCGGATACCACTTCGCCCCGTCCTTCGAATCGCGGTCGAGATAGCCGTTCCCGTTGGCCTTCGCCGCTGCCTGCCGGTCGGATTGCCGCTTGCCGTCATCGAATATGCCGCCCGCTACCGCAGTGCGGATGATTTCGAGCCCGCGAGCGCCAGGGACGGCAAAAGGCTTCTTTCCAGAATAGGCCATCACTCGCACCTCGCGAGGCGCCGGAGATAATCCTTGCCCTTTTCGGTGATGACAAAGGTGAAGCGGTCGCCGACACCATGATCGAGATACCCGGCGGAGAAACATTCTCCGGCCAGCGCCAATTCATCGGCACCCGTGACGCAGATCGCGCCCGAATTCATAACGGCCTGCCGCAGGAAGGCGCGGGCATGGCCACCGATCGGCTGGATGATCGTGGCGGTCATTGAAGAACCCCGCCGTCGTCATTCATCCTGTGGCGCAACCCATCCAGCGCCGCCTGCAGCGCGACATGCGCGTCGACGTCGTCGTGGCCACGCTTGATGCAGGCATAGGCGCAAGCCGTGGCGGCCGCGCCAAGCGCTTCGTCGTCGCCTTCGGGGAGATTGCTCGCCACGAGGTTGACGAATGCCCGCGCCTTGTCGGAGACATTTCCCATCTCATCCTCCCATCATTGAAAAGAGCCGCGCGAGATCCTGCTGGGCGGCGACGATGCGGCTGCGCACTGCGGCCCGCTCGGCAGCATCGATCCTCCCGTCCTCGATCGCGCGCACGACCTCACGCACGACGTCGTCAAGCACCCCATCGAGTTTTAGGACTGCGGTCGGCGTGAGCGACGTTGCCGGCGCGATCGGTTCGTTGCGAACCAGGCGGTTCATGGCATCGAGGAAGAAGGGATGCGAAGTCCGCCGATCCAGCGCCACGGCAAGGTCGAGACGGATGTAGCTCGATACCCATTCCGATCCGGTCGAGGCGTATTTCGTCAGGGTCGACGAGGCGACCCCAATCGCATCGGCGGCGCGGCTAACCCCGCCGATGGCGTCATAGCTCGCGGCCGTCGCGGCCTTGAGAGCTTCCTGTTCTTTGGCGTCGAGTGAGCGCACGAAAATACCCCTGAAAATCGGTCAAGGAAAAAAGGTGGATGGTTTGATTCCGTGAATGCCGCTTCGAGGCGGCCTAAGATCCGCCTGTCAAATCACGGGGGACCGCATGTCATCTGCAGGAAAAGAAAGTCGCCGGAGCTTCGAGGTCCGCCACTCCGGCGACAGTTGGCGCGGCCTATGCCTGAAAAGCCGCGCGGGAGGAACTTATGAAAGAGGCTCATCATTCTGCGGCCTCCTGAAGCACTGTCTGTTCGCGAGCCGCGCAGTTGGCCTGATAAAGTTCTGCGGGGCCGAGGTCGGTAAGTTGAATCAGAGCATCCCAGTAGCGATCCGGGACGCCGGTTTTCGGCCACTTGTAAATCGCATCGCGCGTCAGGTCGTGGCCTCGCCTCTCCAGCTCGGCCTGAACAGCCGCCGGCCCCCCAGCTACCTTAATGACGTCCCTGATCGAAAGAGCTTCACTCATGCTGAACAAATACTGGATTATAAATCCAATTACAAGGCGCCGGAAATCCAATCCGGAATTTTTATCCGGAACTATGATGCTTGATATGGAATGGTGGAAACGACTTGATCAAGCCCGCAGGGAACTTGGCTGGAATAAGGCTGAGTTGGCTCGCCGTTCAGGCGTGCCTTACGACAACATCAATAAATACCTGCGGGGGGACATTGATCAACCTCGCGGCGATGTCATGCAGAAGCTCGCAGACACAGTGAGCAAGCCGCTCCTTTGGCTACGGGACGGACTGGACGCCGCGGATGCCGATGCATTCCCGGTACGCGAGCGTATGACATCGGCAGCAATCGTCGGAACGGTAGAGGCCGGAACCTTTCGGGAGGTGGATCAATTCGATCAGTCCGAGAGTGAGTACATGACTTTGTCGCCCGACGAACGATTCCCAAACGCCCGCTTGCTTATCTTCAATGTCGGTGGAGATTCAATGAACGATCTCCGTCCGCGAGCGATCTTGCCTGGTGACCGTGTCGTGTGCGTTGTATATGAGGATGTTGCGCACGAGGTACCCTTGAGAGACCGAATGGTTGTGGTGGTTGAGCGCACACGAGACGGCGGACATATCCGCGAATGGTCCGTAAAACAGGTTGAAATATACCAGGACCGGACTGAATTCCACCCGAGGTCGACCAACCCCAAACATAAGCCGATTGTGGTGCAGCGTGACATGGCAGCCGACGAAGGCACCACAGTTGAAGTCATCGCGCTTGTGAGGAAGATACAGAACGAGGTTCCTCTTTAGGATCGCCTGCGCGATACCCCGAACAGGCGTCCAATCGTTCCCTCACAACGGCGACAGGAAAACCGCAACGATCCTAGGAAGCCGCTTTCCATCAACTCGTCCTCGTCAGACGGCGCATCGTCCACGTTCGGAACCTCGACAGCCCTCAAGGATTCCCGAAGGCAGTTCTCACATCGAATGTGCAGCTCAAAAATCCGCACCTCTCGGCTCATCTCCATCTGCATTTTGTTCTCCTTTGGTTCCTACTGAATCCATAAGCGCAACCGAGAGTCTAGGCGAATCAGCAAGTTGGAAAATAAATCCAACAAGCAATTGACCTTTCCATAAATTGGATTTAATTTCCATTTCATCCAAGCCGCACCCCGGCGAGGATACCCCGCAACGAGAGGGATCGGCGCGCCACCACAAATCGCGCGCCCATCCAGCGGGGTCCCCCTCAAGATGGAGAGAACCATGCGCCAGCAGATCCAGAACCATAACGCCTACCCCCTTTGCAGGAACCGCGACGAGCAGGTCGCCTGCGTTGCCGAAGCGATGCGCCGGCTCGGCGAAGGCTGCACTTCCGACGACCTCAAGTCCTGCCTCGGCATCACCGAGGTCCAGCTGAAGGCAGTAGCCGACGATGCCCGCGCCCGCGCCGTCACGCTCAGCACTGTCCAGACCCGGATTTCCGTCCCGGCCCTCCGCGCCGGCAATTTCGAAAACCGGATCTGACGTCCATGCCGGCATCCGATCACATCTTCGACCAGCGCGGGCTCAACCTAAAGAACCCGCCCGCAGCTGCGGCAAAGGCCCAGCCGCAGACGCAGTTCCGCGTTCACCTCGCGGACGGCACCAAGCATGACGTTCTCGCAGCGTCCGCCGCAGATGCCGGCAAGTATGTCGAGAAGCGGTTTCCCGGCATCAAGATCACCAAGACCAAGCGCATCGCCGAACAGGTGTCGGCATGAACACCATCCGCGTCATCCCGTTTGCCGTCGAGGCGCGTCGGCAGCAGAGCCGCAAGGATCTGCTCGACATCCTCGCGACCGTCCAGTTCTGGCGGACGCGCGCTGTCGAATTCACCTTCCTCAGCACGATCGTCTTCTACATCGGCTTCGAGATCGCCCGCCGCCTCTGACTGGCGACAGGCAAACGTTCGTCACCCTCGGGCCGGCCCCGAGAGGCAACCGGGGACAAACCCATGAAAATTCGTGACGCCAAAACCCTGTTGACCATGCTGGAATCCGGCAAGGTCAATGAAGATCTGAGCGCGCAGCTCACCTCGACGATCAAGGCTCTGCTGGACATGTCGAGGGACAACCCCCGCGGAAGTTTCAAATCCCGCGTTTCGCTGCATCTCGACCTTCTGGTCGAGGACGGCGGAGAGATGGTGGAGATCAATCCGAAGATCCCGGCCCCCAAGCTTCCAGAACTGAAGCGCCGGACCACCGTCTACTTCACGACCGAAGACGGCGGCCTTTCCACCGAGCACCCCCAACAGATGGACATGATCGGCGGCCCTCGCGAGATCGTCCACACCCGCTAACCCACCCCGTCAGCAAAGGTAAATGACCATGACGAAGACCGAAACCGACAGCGCGTTGCTCGAAAGCGCGGCACAGCCGTTGCTCAACCTCGCCGCATCCCCCGACCTCCAAGACCTGAAACTGCTCTGCGATAAAGCAGGCTCGGAAATCACCCTGGTTACGAACCTCGCTGAAGCGCTTGGCCTACCGGCTAGCATTCCCGTCTTCATCGATCGCCAGTCCGGGCGCCCGATCAGCCTGAAATCCTTGCTCGACGAGTGGCGCACATCGCCCGAACGTAAGTCCGGATCGGCGACCGTCAACGTGCTGGAGAGTTTCATCAACCTCACCAAGCGCCACGCGACCTCCCACAGCGTCATCTTCGCCGATACGAACTGGAAGAGCCCGTCTCTGACGGCCATCATCGATTATCATCAGAACGAAAGCGGCGGACCGGCCGACAATTGCAAGCACCGTATCAAATATCCGTTCCCCCTGACGGAAGAGTGGTCCGCCTGGGTCGCGAACAACGGAAAGGTGCTCAACCAGACGCAGTTCGCCGAGTTCATCGAAGATCACCGCGCCGATCTTGCTTCGCCGCATGATGACGAGGTCACCTATTGGCAGGAACTGCTTGGTGGCAAGATGGCCTATCCGAACGAGCTGCAGATGCTGTCGCGCGGCCTCAAAATCCACGCCGAGACCAAGGCCAGCAGCGCTGTAACGCTGGCAACCGGCGAAGGCGAGATCGCCTGGGAAGAAACTCATACCGCGAGAGACACGAAGGGCGGCAAGATCGTAGTGCCGAGCCTGTTCATGATCTCGGTTGCGCCTTTCTATCAGGGCGAAAAGGCACGCGTGCCGGTGCGACTTCGCTACCGGTTGCCGCAGGGCGGCGGCGCAGTCGCCTGGTTCTATCAGCTCTATCGCCCCGACATCTACATCACCGAGCAGGTGATCCGTGATCTCGACCGGGCCGCCAGCGAAACCGATCTGCCGGCATTCCAGGGCAGCCCGGAAATGTCCTCCTAAGCCCACTTCGGTGACCGCCGCCCCGCGCCTTGAGGCGCGGACACGCGCGGCGGCATCCGAAACGGGCTTCTGAGGAGCGCATCATGAGCAGAGTTGATACGAGACTGACGGTGTGGACGATAGACGAGGACGCCATTCGCAAGGCCTTCCTGTCCGGCGAGCGTCCCGGCGCCATCGCCAATCGCCACGGAAGCCAGGCATATGGCGCGGTCGCCGGCCTGATCTATGCGAAAAAGCGGACCTGGCTTGCCGCCGAGCCCTTCAGCCGTGAGCTTTCGGACGCCCATCGCATCGTGCTGCATAAGCACGTCCAGGGCGACAACGGCAGCCACGTCGTCCGCATTCCGCTTCCGCGCGTCTCGATGCATGTCCGGGCGCTGACGGAGGGTCACACCAATGGTTGAGGCGACACGTCTTTATCGGCTCATCAACCCGTCCGACTGCATCACATTCCGCGCCACGCTGGACGAAGCCGCGTGCATGGCTGCCGTGTTTCGTAATTCGATGCTTTTCGTCCACGATGAGGAAACGGACGAAGCCCCTTCGATCGAAAATGCGGCCGCCATTCGCGACGCAATTTTTGCCAGCGCCGACCGCATCGCCGGCTATGCCGACGCATGGGATTCGCTCCTGGTCGCCGACAGGCATGAACGATTTCTATTCGAGAAGGCGGTTGAAGGGATGTCTGCCGAGCAGCGCCAGCAGTTCCGAGCCGAATATCACGACCGCCGCCGGACGTCCCTGAACGACATCTGTAGCCGCGCGTGGCAGATCGCCATCGATCTCCGTGCGTGTGAGCCGGAGGCCGCGTGATGGCAGAGAATTCCGCGATATCGTGGACGCACCACACTTGGAATCCATGGATGGGCTGCACCAAGGTCAGTCCTGCTTGTGACGGCTGTTATGCCGAGGCGCTCATGGACAAGCGCTACAGCAAGGTGAAGTGGGGACCCAAAGCCGATCGGGTCCGCACCGGCGTTGCAAACTGGAGGCAGCCGTTCCGATGGCAGCGCCACGCCGAAGTGGCGGGAGACCGGCCGTTTGTGTTCTGTGCCAGCCTCGCCGATATCTTCGACAACCAGGTCGACCCGCAGTGGCGGACCGAGGCTTTCGACGTCATGCGCCGCACGCCGAACCTCGTCTATCTGCTTCTGACGAAACGACCCCAGAACATCGTCAAGCTCTCGGATGCAGCCGGCGGCCTGCCGGCTAACGCCGCACTTGGCACGACGACCGAGGATCAGAAGCGGGCGGACTACAATTTTCCAGCGCTGAAGGTGGCCCGCATCGAGCTGCGGCCGTTGTTCACGTTCGGCAGCCTTGAACCCGTACTTGGTCCGACCGTGGTCCCGCGGGAATATATGCCCGACTGGATCATCACCGGCGGCGAGTCTGACCAGATCGGGCATCCCTCCAGGCCGACGCATCCCGATTGGTTCCGGTCCCTGCGGGATCAGAGCGCAGCCGCTGGGATTCCATTCCACCACAAGCAGAACGGTGAATGGCTTCCGTGGCGCCCGATCGACGGCAATCCGGACCGGCGCCCGATCGCGCACGTGATGCAGAACGGCTCGGAATATTATCCGGGAAATTTTTCGTCCCCGCTCCAATCGATGATCAAGGTCGGAAAATCAGCGGCCGGCCGCCTTCTCGACGGTGTCGAGCACAACGCTTTCCCGGAGGTAGCCCAACTATGACCTTCACACCAAAGATGCTCACGGACCTCGCGTACTTCTTCACCAACACCGATCGCTCAGCTTTGGAGCAGGCAGGCATCATCAATCCGGGCAAGTCGGGCGACGACAAGTGGAAGCGGTATAACCACAACTTCGATATTTTCATTCTCAAGTCTGATGAGCAGCAGCTCACCGTGCTTGCCAAACTCGTCAACGATTACGTCTCGTCGTTCTCCCCACCGCCCTCATCACATAGGGTCGGCTTCACTGCTGCGGAGATCGAGCAAGCCGCAGCCAACTACGACCGCATGGCGTCGGTATACGAAGCCCGCGCCGCCGATCCGGCTTGCGAAAATCCAGCCCATTACCGGCGCGCTGCGGAGAACCAGCGGCAGGAAGCGAGACATATCCGATCTGCATCGCCCCAGGAACATATGCTGCGCTTGGCCGTCGCGGCTGTCTTGGAAGCCGACACGGAATTTCGTTCGAATATGATGCCGGGCTGGGAAGGCGACCCGCTCTCCGATGAGATCGACGGCCTTCGCAGGATTTTCGAAGCCTCACCACCGCCCCAACCGAATGTGCGGGTGACCCCGGAGATTGCGGCTCGCGTTCTTTACGAGAATTGGTCTGGTCTAGCTAACCTGCCAAGCCCCGCCCGTGAACTCGCATCTCAGGGGCACTTCTTTTCAGCGTTACGCCTCTTATTCGAGCCGGATGCCGATCTTACGAAGCCACCGAAAGCCACCAGTTCGCTGGACGACTTTCACCCCGACGACATCGCGGTTGATCGCTTTGCCGCCGCCATGAAAGCCAAGCTCGCCAGAAAGCGCGATGAAGGTCGAGGCGGCTGGGAAGACAAAGACGAGTGCTCGCAACTCTTCCTGTCGCAGCTCCTTCGCGAACACGTGGAGAAGGGCGACCCGCTCGATGTCGGAAACCTCGCCATGATGCTCCACCAACGGGAGGAGCGCATCTCGTCTCTCCTCGAAACATTGCAGGGGGAATGAGATGGGAAGCGTGATGGACCAAGAGCGCCCATGGGAGCGTGATGCGAAGCCGGAGGGCGCAACGCTCCGGGAGCGGATCAAGGATGTTCTCCGGGACAAGAACCGCCTTCACGAAACGGTGGAGCAAATCGTCTGCGAGCTTGAACGCTTAGAAGCGATGATCACTACCCCATCGCCGCAAACGAAAGCTGGAGGCGAGCATGAATAGGGCGGAATCCATCCGGCATAACATACCGCTCATCCTTCAGCAGGTTCGCGGCAAGCGCCGTCATGAAAGACAGATGATCTATGCCGTCATGCGGCTTGGACCATTAGGCCCTCCCCTCGTCATTGTCGGCTTAGTCGGCTTAGTCGCCTTGGCCGCGCTTGCCGCAGAGCGAGAAACGTCGAAATGAAAACGCTTCGATTCCTCACCCTCCACCGGTACAATGTCATCGACCTTCTGACGGCGATCATGGTTGCGACGTACCTCGCTGATCGGGCTTTCCTTGCCGCGCTAGTCTGGTTCGCCGTTTCGTTTCCGTTGAATGTTGTTTTCGCTACTATCGTCCGCCTTCGCGACAAAAAGAAAATCCAGGAGGACGCCCTGTGAGCAAGGTGGCCTTCAAGCAGGCTGATATGGAGCGGATTTTCAAGGCGGCCGCCAAAGCGGGCGCCGTGGTCCAGATGGATATGAAAACGCTTATCGCGACCATCTTGCCGCTCGATCCCGAAAAACTTGTTGACGGCGAGGGCAATTCGCTGGGCAACCTTCCATCGGGCAACTTCGCCCCCGATGGAAAGGAGAATTGGGATGAGGACTGATAGGCCTGGCTACCAGTGCCGGCCAAGGAAGGACGGTACGCCCGTCCATTACTGGAACCCGCAGCGAGCGGTGAAAGGCGCATCGAAAAGCCTTTCGATCATCCGCTTACCTGACGAAAGTACCGACGAACAGATCACGGCCGAATGCCAGCGCCTTACCAACCAGCTGCGAGCTGAAGTGAGGAAGGCGGGAGCCGAGCCCGTGTTCGACGGCACCATCAAGTCGCTGATCGACCGATATCGCCACGACAAGACGAGTTCGTGGCATAGCGTGAAGCACTCGACCCGCATCCGCGACTATGAGCCAAGCCTGCGAGTGCTGACGAAGAACGTCGGCGATCGTGACATCAATGTCCTTCGAGGGTCCGACTTCAATCGCTGGTTCAGCCAATGGCGGAAGAAAGGTCATCGACGGGCAAGCGGAGCAATGAAGCTCCTGCGCATCATCCTGTCCTACGGCGCAGGCGAGCGGCTGCGAGGCTGCAAGCAGGCACGAGACATCCTGTCGGATATGCGCTTTGAACTTCCTGCATCCCGCGATGTCGCAATGACCTACGATCAGTGCCTCGCAATCGTGAAGATGAGCGCGGAGCTCAAATGCCCCTCGATCGGGTTTGTCGAGGCGTTGAAGTTCGAATCGGCGTTGCGCCGCATCGACGTGATCGGCGAATGGGCGCCGCCAGAGGAAGGTGGAGCGTTCCGCTGGAGAGGCCCAACCGCGCAGAGCCTGTCCAAGGACCTCATCCTCAAATTGAAGACGAGCAAGAATGGCGCAGAGGTCGCTCGCGATCTGAATGCCATGCCGCTCGTCGCCGAGGCCCTGAAATCCTACACTATCCCAGAGATCGGCCCCATCGTCATCGACGAGGATCACGGCAAGCCGTACTGGGAAAACCGCTATACGGAGAAATTCCGGAAAGTGAGAGACAAGGCCGGCGTTCCTGCGAACGTCTGGTCGATGGATTCGCGCGCAGGCGCGGTTTCAGAAACGGTCGAGGCGACCGGATCCCTGGCGCTTGCCAGCGAACTGGCGACGCACTCGACAACGAAGATGACAAAAAAATACAGCCGCGGCGATGGTCTTGAGACCAGCCGTCGAATCGCTGAAGCACGAACGGCGAACCGCCTCAGTGCAACGGCAGTGAAACAGTGA